AGTTAAGGCGTTAGAAACATCTCGGAACTTATAATCCCGAGCTAGAGTCGGGCGGTGCTCGTACACCGCCCTTCTTGCCTTACGAGAGGAAAGTATGATTGTGTATTTAATCACGAACAGGGTGAATGGAAAGCAGTACGTAGGGCAGACTGTGCAAACCTTGAAGCAACGCTGGGACAAGCACAATGTTAATGATAATTGCCCAGCGATGGCAAAAGCTATCAAGAAATATGGTAGAGAAAGTTTTGACATAGAAACTTTGCACACCTGTGAAACCAAGGAAGAGATGGATTTTGTAGAGATTTTCTACATTTCTCTGTTAAGTACCAAACCTCCCTATGGATATAACCTAACAGATGGAGGAGACGGCGCAGCTGGGTTTAAAATGCCCGATTCTGCTAAAGAAAAACTTAGAATATTGGCCACTGGTAGGGTAGCCTCAGAAGAAACACGAAAGAAAATGAGTATTTCACATAAAGGGCAGAAGAGAACTGAAGAAGCACGTAGAAACATTAGTCTAGCTAAGTTGGGAAACACATCTCTGTTGGGAAGAAAACACTCAGAAGAAACAAAACAAAAAATGTCTTTGGCTCAAAAAGGAAAGGCCAAGCCTTGGATGGTAGAAAGAAATAAAACAGAGTGGATGAGAGCAGCGGCCTCTAAACCAAAGCCTCCAAAAACTGAGGAACAGCGTAAGAAGATAAGCACAGCGAGGACGGGCAAGCATTATCCAAAGTTATCAGAAGCTTTAAGGAAGAAACCCAGACCTCGTAGCCCTCTTACTGGAAGGTTTTTAAATGCCTGAAGACAATAAGAAGATGGTTGCAGTAGTCGTTCGTCATGGTTCCACTATTCTCAACGAAAACAATTCTTTTAGGGGGCGCACAGACCCGCCTTTGGACGATAAGGGCATCAAGCAGGCTTATGATGCTGCGGAAGCCCTTAGAGACGCTGAGATAAAGCCTGAGAGAATTGTCTCTAGCCCATTGCTCAGAGCTTTTCAGACGGCTGAGATATTCGCAGATGAGTTTGGTTTAGATATAGAACAAGAAAGAAACTTGGGAAGTTGGAATCTCGGGTTTTTGAGCGGAAAAGATAGAGACGAATACGAAGAAGTTCTGAATTACTTTGTAGACAACCCAAAATCTACCGTGCCCGAAGGTGAGTCCCTGGACTCCTTAGAGCAACGTACGTTTGAGTACTTTGACAAAGAGCTGAAAAAAAGTAAACTTACACTCTTTGTCAGTCACAATTCCAACATCGTAACACTAGAAACGTTAGTCAAGGGTGACAAAGCAGGACGCCCTGAGTCCTCGGAAACCTCGGTACTCCCAGGTGGAGTGATGGGAATCTATGTGGACTCAGAAGGAAAATATTCTACTGAGGTTCTCTTTGGTAAGGAACGCGAGGCAGAGTATGGCAGCTAAGACTCAGGAGGACTCAGAAAATGAATGAAAGACTTAAGGAATTTCTAAACCAGCAGCTAGATACTTGCAGGACAGCTATAAGCTCTAACCCCGACGCTTTACAGAAAGAGTTTTGGGAGGGAAGAGAATTAGCTAATAAACTAGCTCTTCTCCATTTAGAGCAGCAAGATGAGAAGTTCTCTAACTTTACAGCAGATGAAGTACGAAAGTTGTTCGCTATCAGTAGCACCATAAAGGGCACAGTAACCGTAGAGCCTTTAGGGGGCCTTAAGTATGTGTTTAAGGTGGAGGACTCAGAAAATGTTTTATCCAAAGTTTTGTGAAGATTGTACCAAAAAGTTTGATGAGGAGATTGAAAAGGCAAAGCCGTACGCCCTTTTGTATGAAGAGTTTTTGAATAAGCTGTGCCCAGAGTGTAAGAGTTCTACTCAGAAAGCTAAGGAGGACTCAGGATGCTAGAAAAGATTTGTCCCATATGGGACAAAGGTTACATGCTAAAGCACCACAGTGTTGCGGATATATTGGACATGGACAGGCTGCACAGGCTTCATGAACCTTGTGTGTGCAATTCAGGGCTCATAGTAAAAAAGAACTGGTTAGATAAGCTCTTGGAATGGCTTACCCAATGGTAGACTCAGATATCAGGGTTGCAAGGCTTTTACAGGCCGCAGCGGTGCTCACTACCAGCGGGCACACTCGGGCAGACGCAGTAATGACGGCTATTGAACTTGAGAAAAAGATCATAGCCATTGTAGAACAAGACTCAGAGAAACCAAGACTCAAGGAAGGTAATGACTCAAGATGAGCGATAGCATTTTGGACTACACAGGGCTAGAAACAGCCGCAGTAGCCGCAGCAACTACTGACGTATCAACTACGGTTGATGCACCAACAGCCGACGTAGACACCACTACAGATGTGGACACTACAGGAACTAAAACTGATTCCACAGTGGATACCGACAAAACGGTAGACGCAACTAAAACGGTAGACGCAACCAAAGACAAGACAGACGCAACCAAAACGGAGGACCTCCCTGGTACAGAGAAGACACCTAAGGAGATTAGAGCTTCGTTGAAGGCTTTGCGTGATTTGGACCCATCCCATGCTAGCGCTGTTAAACAGCTTCATGGCAGCTATGAAAGGTGGGAGGCAGCTAAGCAGATTTACCCTGGCGGCATCAAAGAAATGCAGGCTGCTAAGGAATTTTCTGATCTCGTGGGTGGTCAAGCGGGCTACGAAAAGCTTACGGGAACCGCAGCTCTGGCTGAGGCCAGTGATGCTAAGTTGTATGAAGGAAGCCCAGAGCTTATCAATGATATCGTTGAGGATTTGAAGCAAGTGGGCAAACTGGACGCACTCGGGAAATTGGCCCCGTCGTTCCTAGATGCTCTGAAGGCTAACGATGCAAAGGGCTTTGAGGCAACCATAGGTCCTCATCTTTTTAACCAGCTTGAAACAGAGAACCTCCCTGGTGCTATCGCAGGTTTGGTGAAAGCTCTGGCCGACCCGGACCCCGCTAAGGCTGTAGCGGCAGCTAAGGAAATCGTCAGTGGAAAGTATGGCATCAAGCAGTGGTATGACGGACTGGCCTCTGAAAACCAGAAATCTAAGGAGAAAGAAGTTTCTCCCGAGCGTAAGAAGCTGGATGAGGAACGTGCAGCTTTCCTGAAAGAGCAAAACGACTTCAAGACGAACCAGACAACGGAGTTCAAGAATAGCGTTGCTAAGGTTTGTGAGAAGAGTAATAACACATTGCTTGGGAAGGAACTCGGACCTTACTTGAAGATGCCTTTCTTCAAAGGTTATGGTAGGGAGAACTTAGTCCCTCTCGGCACTACGATCAAGAACAATTTGTACGCAGCATTGAAAGCAGACAGTGCATATCAGCTGCAAATGAAATCTATGTGGGCGGCAAAGAACCCTGACCGAGCTAAGATCGAGGAGTATCACAAGGCACGGGTCGAGTCTCTTGCTCCTGAGACCGTGAGAAACACGGTGCAAACTCTTTACCCAGGGTACGCCAAAGGGGGAGCTGCTGCGGGGCGTGTGGCAGCGGCTACTGAGAAAAAGGAAGCAACTGCTAAGGTTGATGAGCAAGCAGCGGCAACGGGCAAACCTGTGTATGTTGCGCAGAAACCGAAGTGGGAGGCAATCGACTGGGATAAGGACCCCAAGCAGCACCTGTACATTTTGGGCCGTGCGTATTTGAAAGGCACTGATAAGGCCCCAGGCAGGTACGTGACGTGGCGCAAGTAGTTTCAAAAGTTCAAATTCAAAGGAGAATTAAATCATGGCATTTCAAGGAACCACGCGAACGGGTAAACCCGTGCAAGTTGGTGATCAAGTTTCGGTCACCGCAATCGTCACCGCAGTCACCCAGCAATCGGGTGGAGCGCTAGCTTCGGGAAACCTGGGGGGAGCAGCTAATCTTACTCTGCAACTCCAAGGGTGCCTTGATGGACCCTCGGATGTTGTCGGTGGGGTGCAGCAAGGTACGTACGTGTACACCCTAGGGAGTGCGCCCACCACAAGCACAGGTGGACCTACGGTTGGGGTTTACGCGGCTGACGTGACTGCCTCGCAGTCTCTGTAATCATGCAATAGAAGTACGGAGTGCAGTGTGGCTCCGCAGTGGAGTAGGTGCAGTCGGACGAAGTTGTTACCCGAGCGTATTCCACTACGGAGCTACACGCTCAATCTTGATCTAAACACTATCCGATCCTCGGATTGGCCTCGAAGGCTTCAAAACTCGACATGAGGAATTGGACGTGGCATTACGAAGACTCACATGGCGTGGCAGATTGAATCAAGGAATCTGTGGCGTACATCGTAATAAAGGAAACAATCTATATGGCGCTACTTGAGGCCGCTGTTGAAGCGGTCGAACTCGATGCTTATCTACTGGCAAGAGCATTGTAGTTTTGAACAAATGTGTTGCCAAGGAAATTCCTGATCTCGTGTTTCACGGGACCACGGCATATTCCATGTTCAAAGCAGAGGCTTAATCTAGTGGGCCTCAGTAAATTCTCTCTGATTGACTCGAACGCTGAAACGCCAACGAGGGGCAAGCGAAAGCAGCCTGAACGACTAAGCGAGAGAACACTGTTATGAGCGGTGATGCAATAGTCTGAACTGCATGAAATAACAACATGCAGAGTACAGCAGAAATGACTGTACCCAATTTGAGTACATTCGTACTCATTCTGCGTAACATATTGACTAGTATTCCCGTGTCTAACCAGAGCAATGCTGGTGGCACGGTTCGTGCATCTTTCCGTGTGCCCTTCAGGGTGCAGGCAGGTGCGGCAATTTCGCAAGGCACTGGCAACGCAGATTCCATGAATCGCGGTACGGGTTCGCAGTGGGCATCGTTCGCGTTGGCTCCGGTGTACCTGTTTAACGTCTGTGAAATTTCCTGGCTCGCTCAGGCTTCCACGGATTCTAAGCAGAAGGGTTTGTTCGCAGTCAAAGCCCAGGAAATGAAGAACTCGCTCGACGCCGCAATGCAGGGCATCGAAGGGCTCATCAACTCTGACGGCTCGGGCATGATCGACCAAATCCCCGCAGCCGCAGTGATCACCCTAGGTGCTGCATCTAGCATCGCGGGTATGAACGTTGCTGTCGCTTTCACGGACCAGCAGCAAGTTCAGTTCTACAGCGTTGGTGGAGTCCTCCGTCCAGGTGGACCCGCAACGATCTCGTACTCTGACGGCCCGAGCAACACCCTGTACTTCAGCACCAACTTGGCAAATATCACTGGTCTGGCTGTCACGGACTTCGTGGTTGTCAACGGCGCAACGTACGGAGCTGGCAATTCGCTCCTGGGAATCAAAGCCTGGGACGTGAACAGCAATACCGGCACTATCGCTGGTCTGAACCGCGCAACGTACCCCGGTCGCTTGTCTACGCCTACGATTAACCTCAATGGCGCGGCAATCACCCCAGGTATCGCGCAGCGTGCTGAGGTTCTCCTTGGTCGCGCACTCGGCCCGGACGCAGACAGCATCAAGTCTGGTATCTGGTACGGCCCGCCCGAGCAGGCTTTCGCTCAGTCGAACCTGATGTACAATTCCCAGATCGTCAACGCTCAGGAAATCAAGGGCGACAAGACGCTCGACATGAGCAAGAAGTACTTCAGTGATACGTTTGGAGGTCGCAAGTACCACAAATCGTGGACCGCGATCAACAACCGTATGGA